CTGCGCTCGCCGGTCTGGCTCGAAGGAATAGACGCGGACGTGCTTGAAGAGCTCGAAGAAGAGCCGCGTGTGCGTTCCATCGTTGCAGCCGATGTCGAGAATGATCCGGGGATCGCGCAACGTCAATGCGATCTCCTCGGGCGTAATCCAGTTGAGTCTTACATCGCGCATCGGATCACCTCGGCGTAAGCTGCACCAACGGACGGCCAGTCGAACTCTTGTGCTTTCGCCAGCGCTCGCGCGGCCATCGTCTCACGGTGCTGTCTGTGGAAGTAGAACTCGTCGAGACCGGCGATGAAGTCTTCCTTGCTTGGCACGCCGCCGATCATCGTTCGGACATCCGGCATGATCCCTTCGGAAATGACCTTGACCAATCGAACGGAGTCGCCGGCCCACTCAGGAATTGCGGCGATGTCCGTCGCCATGTTCGGCACACCGCACGCCATGCTCTCGAGCGTGGTCAATCCCCAGCCTTCGCACAGCGAAGTGGAAACGTGCAAGTCCATGCGGCGGTAGGTCTCGCGAAGGAGCAAGTCGGGCGCGCCGTGAAAGATGTCCTTCGGCTGCGCGAGAATCACTCGCTCGTTGATCTTCAGATACTGCGCGAGCTGGTCGCAGTTGACATGAGTCGAACTGCCCGGCAGGATGTGCATGTAGAGATAGGCGTCGTCGATCTTGCGCGTCTTGATCCACTCGGCGAAGTAGATGAGCGTCAGATCCAACCGCTTCCGGTTCTGGTTGCGGTTGACCGTGCCGACAATGAAGGCGTCAGTCGACACTTCCTCACCGATGATCCGGTGAGCATGGACCTTGTCGCCCGGCGTGAAGAACTCGAGGTCGACGCCGAGCGGAATGACACAATACATCCCGGTGTAACCACCCGCGACGGCTTCCTGAGCCGCAAACTCCGTCCAGAAAACCGTAAGACTCAGGCCGTTGAGCAGCGCGCCTTCGCAGTTCTTGCCTTCAACCGCGACGATGCCGATCACTGGGCCCCGATACTCCGTCTTTTTCTGGAGCTCCTCGAGGTATTTCGGAATGTTCCACGGATTGGTCTGCACAACGATCAGGTCCGGCTTCAAGAACGGTACGAGCTCTTTGACCCGCCGAATGCCCATGCCGTCGCCGCCCGTGTGGGCAGGATAGATGGCATAAGGATGCGGCTGACGGTCTGCTCGCGGATCGCCGCGGTAGTTGATGCCGAGCACGGTCACTTCAAACTCGTCCTTGAGAAGGGCGAGTATGCTTGTTGAGGCACGGCCGAAGCCGCTTGAGCAAGCTGCGTCACCGATCCAGAGCAAACGCTTCACAGGGCAATCCAATCAGAGGGGAAGCCGACGCGAACCACACCGTCACTGTGCCAGTGTTTCGGATAGATCACTTTCTTTTCTGGGTTACGATTGAGATACGCCGCCCACCACGAGAACGAACTGTTGGCGATAATGTTCGAGTGGCAGCTCGCCATGAGATTCATGTCCTCGAGGTCGGTCTGTCCTTCAACAACTTTCCACGGCAGGTTCTTCTTGCACCACTCCGGGTCGTCAGAGAACACCAAGAACTCTCGGCCCGGAAACAGTTCTGCCGCGCGCTGATAGTAGTCCGTCTTCCACAAGTGCACGAACGCCGGGTCTTTCACGTAGTCTCCGCGACGGACATGCACGGAAACCTCTGGCCTGCTTCCTGAGATTCCTCCGCCGAACAACTCGAGGATCTTCTCTCGGCAATCGTCGAAGTAGCTGGGATACTGGAGATAGATATCCGGTATCTCGCCGCGCCAAAACTTTGAGTAGATGAAAGCGAGCTGGAACATCTGATTCCCGAGACGTCCAGCTAGTCTGTCGACCGACACCATGGTATCACAACTTCCCGAGCATGATCTGTTGAATCAGCCCACGACCCGTGATCGGATCGGTGACCGCGTTCGGCACGTCGATGATCGGCCCAGTGAATCCATCCGGGAGAGTAATCACATCTCGAGGATCGATCGGTTCTCGGCGATCTGTGGCGCCGTTCGGTGCCAAGTCGCCAACAATCGTGAGCGTGGCCGCGACATCGATCACCTTTCCGAGCGTCACAAGCTGCTTGTTGGTGCGATCTAGGACGGCCTGGAACGTCACAGGCGCTGCGTAGGTCGCCGAACCATAGGCATCCTGACCTGTCCACGCGGCCAGCGTGCAATCGACCTGGACGCCCTTGGTGAGGGTGTTGGTGACGGCGATACCAGCGACGAGAATGTCTCGCGGGAACGCCATCAGAATGCTCCGAAGACGACTTTGCGGAAGATCGTCGGTTGCTCATACCAGCTCGGCACGAGCAGCATTCTCACAGCCTGCGGAATGCTGTTGCTGACGTAGAGGAACTCGCTGCCGAGACGCCGCAAGATGATGTCAACTGACTCGTAGCTCGAGGTGTCGACCGTTTGGAACGCAACCTCGACTGATCCGGCTTTGACCATCGAGACGCCAGCCTGCGCGGCGGCGTTGCTCGCCATTAGGTCGCTCGCGAACATCTGCAATGCTTGCTCGCACTGCGCGTTCTTGAGCTCGGCCGGGATAACCGTGTTGAGAATCGGGAAGTTGTTCCGCGTGAGCATCGAGTTGCGCGGCCAGGTCATCGCTTGAACGGCGTCCACCGCCGTGCCTGTCCACTGGAAGCAGGCATCAAGCACCATCGCCGCGGCAATCAAGACGTTCTCCTTCGCAGCCGTCGCGCCTGGCTCCGAGAGAGCCGGCATGCGGACGCCCGCGTAGGCATCGAAGTAGGCGACATCGGCGTAGGAGTTCGCGCTCGCCGAGCCGGGAGTTGCGTCGAATGGTGACAACGGCATGCTTCCTCCAAAGACTAGCGAAAGAGCCCCGGCAGAGAATATCCGCTCTCTGCCGGGGTCGTGCGTCTTACGCCTTGTCGAGGTGGTAGATGCCCGATCGGCCCTGCGCGTCCGACCGGATGAGCGGAACCGCGATCTGCCACACCTTGAAGTTGAGCTCGAAGCCACCGGCCTCGTCCCACTGGACGGTCTGCGCCGGTTCGCCCTGAACCCACACGACGTTGTCCTCCGTCATCTGCACGAAGACCACGTTGGTCGACGGCAGCTGGTCGGCGACACGGATTGCCGCGATCTGCTCGACGGCTTCGAGACGCTGACGGATCGTGCGGGGCGTCGAAGTGGCGCCCGTGATCACGTAGTCGTTCTCGATCTGGATGCCGGCGTCCGTCGGCACGTAGATGACGAACGGTCCGAACTGACGGTCAGCCGCGAGCGCGGTGAGCGCAGTCGTCACGTCCTTCATGTAGGACTCGCCGGTCTTTGAGGAGTCCGACCAGTCCTTGCTGCCTTCGAAGTCGCCCGTGTTCCGGTCTGCGAAGGTCGTGTAGCCCGGAATGGTGAGTCCGCCGAACGTGCGGCCTCCCTGGAAGAGCATCTTCTCGGCCATCTCGGCGACCACTCGCGCGGCCGTCCGAACTTGCATGGTGTCCAGGGACTCGCCCTTCTGCCGCGACGCTGCGAGCGTGCGGAGGTTCAGGTTGAAGTCCTTGTGCGTGATCGGCAGAGGCAGCTGGTTGAGACCAGTCACTTCCTGCCGGTCGTTCGGCGTCCGAGCGCGGCCGTCGAGCGTGACTTCCGCCTCACCCATGAACGTCACCTTCTCGTAGGCGTAGACCGTCTGCCCGAGAGCATTCGGCACGTTCTTGGTGAGACCGGCGTTGATCAGGTCGGCCACGCCGACGAGACGGATCAGGTGCTCGTCGAGCACCACGTTGTCGAAGTACTTCCACTCCTCGTGGCTCAGGGTGTCGTTGGTGCGGAGCACGTCCGAGTTGAGCGGCTTGCCTTCGAGCGCCGCCTTCTTCAGCTGCGCGGTGGCCCAGCGTCCCGCGGCCGAGTCGCCGTTCACCAGCGAACTCACCGTATCGACGAGCGGGGCCGCCGTCTTCTTGTTCTTGGTTGCCATGTCCTCAGTCTCCTGTCTGGTTGGCCCGGGTTAGAGAATCTCGACGCGGCACGCGGTCACGGCCGCGATGACGCCGAGAGCCTCTTTCGCTCGCGCGATCGGGTAGTTGCTGCCCTCCTTGAGCGTGCCGTCGCCGGCCGACTCGAGGAGATCGTCTTCGGCGATGTTCTCGCCGCTCGCGATGAAGGCCACGAGTTCCTGGCCCGTGTGGAAGACACCGATCTTGACCTGGTCACCGGACGCGTAGAACGCGCTGATGGTGCCCGAGCCCTGGTAGGTGTTGTCGATCCCGGTGCCGAACTCCTCGCGCTCGAGCGCGAAAGCCTTCGGAACCTTGGTCGTGGTCGTCGCCGTCTGGTGAGCGACAACGCTCACGCCCTTCACGAGATAGCCCGGCTTCACCGTCGCCGAAGCCTTGCCCTCTTCGTTGATGATCGGGTTACCCTTGAGGGTGATCACCCGCTTGTTCGTGGTTGCCATGATTCACTCACTCCTTCTGGATGACTAGTCGTGCGGCGACAGCGTCTGTCCACCGCTCGGCCGGATGCTGACCTGCGCTTCGAGGCCACCGTCAACCGGCGCCTTCGCAGCGATGTTGGAAACGAACCCCGAAAAGATCCACGTGGCGCCATCCGGGAAGTCGATCTCGTAGAGGTCCTGAGAACCGTCTTCCCAGGCTTCCATGAGTCCCGCGACTGCGTTGTGCGAATCCTCTCCGGAAGGCAGGAAGCCGAGCGCGAAGCTGAGCTCTCCCTTCCGTCGGATGCCGACGACATACGAGTCGTCATCCGAGTTGTGCATCGTCGTCTCGATGGGCTTTCTCGTCAGCGGCGGCAGCGTGATGTCGCGGAGTTCCGCGATCGCCGTGCCGTTCCGCTTGATGATTGTCCCATGAGCACTGATGGCGTTGCTCACCGACATTGTGTCTCCTCCTCAGTTACTTCTTCGCGGCGTTACGCGCCTTGAGTGCCGCTGCGAAGTCAGGAGCCGGCGGCGCCGCCTGGCGATCCGTCTCGACTCGCGGCGTGCCCATGCCGCTGAAGTCCACTGCCGCGGCCATCTTGACCTCGGCGCCGGTCAGCTCGATGATCGCATCGAGATCTTCCTGCGTCTTGGCCTTGAGCTGCTCGTCCGTGAACTTGTTCCGCTTGTTGCCCTTGATCACCGCGATGCTCGCGGCGTGGCGGGCGTTGCTGGCCGCGAGGCACTTCGGGCACTCGTTGGTCGTGACAACCGGCTTGGCCTCCGCGACCACAACTGCCGGCTTCTCCTCGACCACTTCGACCTTCGGTTCCTCGATCTTCTCCACCGGCTTCACGCTGGCGAAGACCGCGGCCATGCGCTGCTCCCGCGTCTGCGACGTGAGAGCGTCGAGCTGCTCTTCCGTCATCGACTCGAGCTGCGCCTGTTCCGCCGCGGTGAACGGGGACTTCTCGTCCGCGATCATCGCTGCGATGCGTTCCGCTTTCGTCTTCATGTGCTTCTCCCTCTGTTGACTTACATGCCCGCCGACTTGGCAGACAAGTTTTTCTTGCACTGGCAGGGCTTCTTCTCCTCGCCCCACGCAGCCTTCTCTGAGTAATAGCGCGGCGTCGACGCGGTCTCGACCGGGTCAACTTTGTCCGCGCATTCGGCGTAGCAGAGCGTGGCTGCCGACTGGCAACCAGCCTGTGCTGTCCCGAGGTAGGCGATGATGGCCTTGAGTCGAGCATCCTCGACCATTTCCTCGGCGTCTTCTTCCGCCGGCGTCTCCGTCGGATTCTCCTGCTCGTCGGCGATCAGATCGGCGCACAGATCGCCGGCTGCCTGGAGCGCGCCCATCGCGCCGTTGATCTGCGCTTCGATGGCCTCGTAGGCGACGAGCTCGGCGGTCTCTTCGGCGTCGACTGTCTCGGTGCCGGCCGCGACTCGCAGCATGTCCATGATCTTGGCGAAGACGCTCGCGTTCTTCATGTCCTTCTTCTTTTTCCATGAGTCCGGCAACTGCGCCACAAACGCCGCACCTTTGCGGTAGGCGATGGCGATGATGCGGCGCTTGAGTTGGTCGGGCGAATAGTTGTCCGAGCCGGCGCGCCCGATAGATATCGCGGCGTTCTGCACGTCGCCCGGCTTGACGATCGGGAACGATCGGTTCTTGCCGGCAAAATCCTCCGCCGGAATCTTCTTGCGATCCGCTTCGGAGTAGTTGTCGAGAGTTCGCAGCAGCTCGTCCGTCTCCGGTCCCGGCTCGAGCCACTGGCTATACATGTGGTCTTCCACAATCGTCCCTTCCGCGGCTCGAATGCCGCAACCCATGTTCCAATCGCAGGCGCCCGGCGTTTCCTCTGGCAGAATTGCCAGGTGGTCTGCGCCGAGGTTTTGCCACACGCCTCCGTAGGTCTTGCCGAACTTGATGCCGCGTTTCTCGTAGGTGTCGACCGTCACGCCGACGCTCACTTGCACCGGCTCTTTCGCCATCAGACGGTCGAGCAGCGCCGGCGCGTGCTCCTTCATCTCATCGACGCCGAGCCACGCTTCCATCTTCAGCTTCTTGCCGTCGGCCGATGCTTTCTTGACGATGCCGATCGCCTTCTCGAGGATGTCCATGCGCCGGCCCGACACCGCCTTACCGTTTTCCTGCGGATGGCCCATGTAAATCGGTGTGCCGATCCACTGCTCGACGTTCTTGGTGACTTCCTCGGCCGTCACCAGCTCCGGATGCGGTGCGTTGGAGGCGTAAAGCACGCCTTCGGTGAGCGCGACAACCGGCACCACAATGAACTGCGCGCCGTCATGCGTGACAGTTCGCGGCTCGTAGTGCGCTGCCGTAACGAGTTGCAGTAGTCGAGTCGTCATTCTCCACCTGCCACCAGACCCACGGTGCAGCGGCAATTCGGATGAGCCGGTGGTCCGTCGGCTTCCTCCCCGCTTTTGCTCTCGAAGTTCTCGTCGAGCGCTGCCGTTGCGTCAGCAAAGTCCTCGCAGATCGGGCAGAGACGCTCGTCGTCCGTCACGATCCACACTTGCTTCTCGTCGCCGTTGAGCAAGCCAGCTTCTACAGCTTGCTGCCAACCTTCTTGCTGGCCGGCATTGGAAGCGTCCATCGTTTCAGTGCGCGCGATGGTGTCGCTTCTCGACCCATCGTCATCGCCGATGATGTCGCCGATCTCTTGAGCCAGCGCGGTCAGATCAACGTCCTTGTCTTCGAACGCCGCTTCAATCGCGTCTTGCACTTGCTGCCGCGTCGAGTCGCTGATGCCTTTGATCAGCTCTGCGCCGTGCTCTTTCACCCACTCGACAGCATCCGGGTTCGTCTGATCAAACCGAATGTCCACGTGCGGCTTGTCGGCCGCTTGCCGCGTCTTCTTCGGAATGCGGTCGAGCGCAGCCTGACCCGAGGTCGCCAGAATCTGCGCGAGGATCGGAAGAAGCGTCTTCCGAAGACCCTCTTCCGTGCGAGTGATCGCGTCACTCGCCGCGCTCAGCATCCCGGCTTGCGTCGTCGGCTTCCCGAAGACTCGCTTCCCGTTGGCGAATGCTCGCTTGATGACAGCGGTCGCCTTCACTCGAAATCGATCGGCCACCTCGTGGATGTGGTTCTGTCCGGGCGCCGCTCCTTTCGCTGCTGTAGTGATGACGGACTTCTTCAGCGGCTTTCGGTGCCGCTTGAATCGCGCGTATTTCGTCCGATAGTAAAGCTTTCGCTCGGCCGACAGGCAGAGAATCTTGCGAGCGCTCTTGATCGCCCACGCGCCTAGTTTTCGTTCGCCAAGATTCGCCTCCGCTGTCACAATGTCGGTCGGCTTCGCCGCTTCCTGGACTTCCTCGAGGTTCGGCAGTTGCAGCACGCGATCTCGAATCTCGTTCGCCGTGACGACCACTTCCTTGGCGTTCGTATTGAGCATGCTCCACTGTTGAGCAATCGCCGCGCGTTCCTTGTCGTCCATCACTCGAAGCTGCGGCCAGCGGACTTCATAACCCTCTGCTGGAGTCGGCAGCGCGCCGATCTTGATGAGCCGGTCAATGAAGGTGCGGACCACCAACGGACCGGCGTAGTCGACCCGGCGGTCTTCGATGCGCTGCTCCCAGTTGCTGCGGTCTTGATTGGCGGCGAGCTTGCCTTGCTCGCTACCCATCAGCACGCGCTGCGGAATGCCCGTGCCCGCAGAGATGAGCGACATGATCGCGCTGATCGGGCTCGCGAAGTCGGCGACATCCGATCCGATGCTGTTGATCTTGATGCCGCGCGTCAAGAGGAACCGACGGAAGCCGTGCTCGTAATCTTGCAACTGCTTCTGCAGTCCCATGTTCTTCGCTGCCGGTTGCGGCGTGCTGCCCGTCACTTCATCCTCATCGAAGTCGATGGTTGGATCGAGGTCAAACTGGATGCCCTGATCCGCGCGACGGAAGAACGACTCAGAGCCGCCACCAACGACCTTCTCGAGGTCATCAATGCGGTTCCACACGGGCATGAGTCGCGGCTCACCGAACACGTTGTCGTCGAGCAACCCATCTGCTACGTGGATGACCCGCGACCAATGGACACGCTTGCCGAGCTGCGGCGTGGCCGCGGCCTGACCCTGTCCGCTGATTGGCACCCGGACCAGCGCATACATCTCAGGCAGACCGAACCGCGGGTTCGTCGAGTCGATGACCCACTTCTGCACCATGACATCATCTTCTGCGTAGCACTGCAGGTAAATGATGTCCTGCGGTCCGCTGACCTTCTCGAGCGGCTGATCGGTTTCTCCCGGCGCACCGATAAAGACAATGCCGTAGCGACCGATGCCCGCCAGCACGTCAGCCTTGCGGAGCGTGGACCAAACCTTGAGCCGCAGATCGAGGTCGTAGAACGCTTGCTCGAAGACGGTGAAGGTCGTCGGATCCTCGTCTTCGATCAACTCGGCACCGCCGCGCCACGTCGCCATTGGCGCAGCCTTGACGATGCGGTTTGCCACTTCGCTCCGCAGAAAGCGCGAGCGGAAGTCGCGGCAAAACAACTCGCGCGAGTAACCGAACGCCTTGTAAAGATCACGCCGGCCCTTGAAGGTCCGTCCCGAGACGTTCGCCCATCGACTCCGCGCAACAAGATCGGAGTCGGCGGCCGAGCGCTTCGTGCGCTTACGTTTTGCCATTACTGCGGTCTCCCATTTCCGAATCCACAATGGACTCCGTAGGAAGTGCACAGCGCTTTTCCCGCAGTCGCCACGTCGTCAGCATACTGCGGGCTACCATCACCGTGCCAGGCACCGTAGGCCACGGTCTCGAAGAGCACCAAGTGCATGACGCGCCAGCCGTTCATTCCGTTGCCGAGGCGCGGCACGACATCATCCCAGCGAGAGAGCCAGCAGTTCGGATCGGCCTTCGAGCAGTTGGCCTGATCATGCGACTGCCGCAGGTTCTCACTCTCGTAGAAGAAAATCTCCGCGTATTGTCCGCCGTGATCTTTCCAAAAGCCCGACTCTGCGCCCTGCCAAGGATCGTCTTGAGCAACCGGATTAGATGCTCCACTAGCCCGCGTCGGCGAGAGGTGCACGCCGATATGCGGCACGCCCAGTGAGTGCAGCAGCTCGAGGCCGAAGGACAAATCCGCCGACGACCACGAGGAAGCATTCACCAACTCCCATCCCGGAACAATGATGACGTGCTCGAGCAAACCTCGTCTCTGAAGTTCAGAGACGATAGGCGGCCAGTTGGCCGAGATGCGCGGGCGCGGGTTCGCTTCACCGCCGTCCAAGAAGAGCAACGGTGTGAACCCATTGCCGTCTGCGCCAGGTGTCTCGATGATCTCCTGGACGAGGTCAACGAAGCGCGGAGCATCGGCATAAGCATCTGCCGATGCCCACGGCGCACCCGGATAGTTCGCTTGTGGGCTGACAACGATATGCCTCGAGCCCGCCGCTCGCTGCCGCGCATACCAGACTTGCCGCTGTTCCTTCGGCAGGCTCAGCAAGAACACTGTGAACTCCGGCTTCCCGCTCTCGTCTGCGAGGTTGCAGAAGTTCGCCTGGACATCTAACATCTGCTCGACGCTCGCCTTCGGCGGAATCGGAGGAGCGTAGTGGCACGTGAGCGCCACGTTCTGCTCGCCCGGGGCCGCGAGGTTCACCGACTGCGACCACTTGTCACACACTGGCAAGTTGGGGGTCACAGTCAACTGCGCCTGCTGTGCGTTCGGCACGTGGAAGATCGCTCCACCGAGGGTGTCGGTGGTGCCGTCGAGATGCACAGGACCCTGATCGATGTGGACCGATGCGCCCGGCAGGAGAGCGTTGTGTCCGTCCCGCACACGCACCACGAGCTGCTTGACCGGAGGACCCGGAGGCGGCCCCGGATGCGGAGGAACGCAGGAACCCAGCGCTAGGATCGTCAGAGCCGAGAAGAACCGCTTCACTACTGCACCGCCTGTTTGATCTTGGCGACCGCTGCGTCGAGCGCAGCGATGGCTTCAGCCATACGCACGACCACGTCTCCACCACCGTCAGGTAGAGACGTGGTCCACTCCACGAACAGTCCTGCGTAGCGCCACATTTACATCAACCAGCCGAGGGTGATGTAGACGAGCACCGCCGCGCCACCCTTCAGCAAGGCAATCTGCTGATCAGTCGAGCAGAACTCTTCCATGACGTTGGTAGCGAGAATCGTAAGCCACACTTCCATTGTGTTCCTCCTTAGTATTGCTGCCCGAGTTCTCTTGCACAGATCGCGTTACACGGACTAAAGCCAAACCACCCGCAGCCCCAAGACGTCGGATTACAGATGTCTGGCCCCTCCTCGCAGACGAAGTTGATGCTGCAAGTGTCATTACAATCGCAGCCATACGGTGCAGCGTACAAAGTCGTGACCTCCTTCATGTAGGTCAAGAGATGCCACGGTGCGGTCTTCGGCAGGTGTGTTCGCAGGAAAGCAAGACCTTGACCGTTGGGTAGTCCCCCGCGCGTGTAGTGAGCTACCTGTCCCGCGCCAATGCTCAGGCGATTGAACATATCAACATCGAAGGCTTGCAGAATCTCCGCCTTGAGCGCTGCAAGATTGCTCTTGCGTTCTTGACTTGCAGACGTCAACACGATGTCTGCCTTGAAGTATTCCGCAGTCAGCACAGACTCGTAGTGCTTGATTGCCGCGTCCCGCGCCGGTGTCTGGGGATACTGCTTCGATGGGTACGGGATCAGTGTGAGACCGTGCTGCCACACTGCGATCTGTTGGTCTGTTGAAAGCACGTGAAGAAACGCGGCCAGATATGGCTTAGGCATTTCCGCTGCGTGCGGCATGATCGCGGTCTTCTCTGACGCTGAAAGACTCTGCGCCCACGCGTTGGCTGGCTCCTTGGGACACTTGATGCTGACGGCCCATGTACCAAGAGGAATACCAACGACCATCACGGCGACGACTATTGCTTTCTTCAACATGAGAGGCTCCAGTCCGAGTTGTCTTGCACAGAGCGCGGCGATCCAACCAAACACGAACTTCTTCACCGGCCCACCGCTTTCTTGATCGCCGCGACAGCGGCATCTAACAGAGCGAGCGCTTGATCGAGGTCAGTCGGTCCAACTTGCTGCACGGTTACCAATCGCTGCGCGCCCGTGCTCGCTCCAGGAATCGGCACTTGATTGGCGTCCAATCCGTCCACACCGATGAGCCACTGCCCGGCACCGAACGAGAAGGTATTGTCCGAGTCACTCACCGGATTGATCGGGTGCATGACCCACGCTTCGGCGCCCATCGCCTTGTAGCGCCATCGGTAGAACTTGACATCGCCCGTGAAGTTGGCGACGGCCTTGACTTGCAGCGTGGCGTTTCCGTTGTCTGGACCCCACGAAGTGATGCCGACCGTTCCTTGAGCCACTGGTGCCTTCCAATCTGGGACGCCCGGCGAAGCAAAGCCGTCGACCGTTGCTTGATATTCCGGCTTGAACCAACCTTGTGGTGTGCCGCGGTTCAACCCGAAGAAGATAATCCCGAGGACATGAGCGTTGTCAACCGCCAGCCGATGAGCGCACGCCATGCCCATCTTGACTTCCGCGTCGCTCAAGAACGTCCGATTCCAACAGCACGCGACGATGACCGCCTTTAGTTTGGCGGTCATCGCCGCGTCAAGAAACTTTTGCCCGCGCACTCGCAGTTGCTCGAAGGTCTCGCCGCTGTTTCCGTAGAGCGGGAAGGCAATCGCGTCGCCTTCTCTCAGCTCGCCAGTCCAATCGGGCCAATCCGATCCGCCGCAGTAGGCCGCGGCCGGACTATCATGGCCAGCGAGCAACTGCTGCGGAGTGATGCCGTGAAGCTTGGCGTCTTCTGTGTCAAACCACTTCGCGAGCACTCGACCGTCGAGTAGAGTCAGAACTGCTCCGTCGAATCCGATGTTGCGGCACTGAGCAGCGCCGCTGGGATAAGCTCCCAGGAACTTCGGTGAGACGAAAGCAGGCGTCAACGACTCGACGGTCCACTGCTCCGAATAGTGCGGTCCGGGATTCGCCCCCGGACAGATCATTACGGCCCTGTTTCCGCTCGCTGTCACAGCCAAGATCGGCGCAACTGGCGAGTCGACTGAAGACACGCGCATCACTTGCGATCCGACTTGACAGAGCGCACCCGGCAGCGCGCCAGCCCGGTTGTCGGCTTGACCACCGATGTAGTTTCCTCGAGTCATCGGGCAATAGAGCACAGTCGTCAAGTCCGGAGTTAAATGCGTCTCATTCCCATACGTTCCGATGCCGGCGACAACGGGACCAGCCATCCACAACGGTTCGCCATTAACGACATCAACCCATCCGCTCGAGGGTGGTGCGAGCTCGGGCGGCACCGGAAAGTTGCTGACCATCACCACCGTCTTGAGATCGGGCGTCAGCCTGATCCGCCGATAGTGCGTGATGAGATCACCGGGCACGAAGTAAACCGCGAATCCAACGACATCAACCTCGCAGAAGATGCTTTCGTTGCCCCACTTCGCTCCGAGGTTGACCGGCCGACCAACGAGCACGCCGGTCTCAACAGAGAGCTGCTCTGGCCCGAGGATGAAGAGGTTATCGCTCTGCCCATCGGCGTAAGCGAACGCCCACACACCAGACTTCACCGCCATCGAGGAGAACATAGGCACGCCACCGCCGAGCAGTTGGATCGTCTGCTCAACGCCCGCTGTGGACCGGATCGTAACGGATGCCCCGTCCGTCACGCCGGTCCACAGCACCTCCCCGTCGTTCGCCGCCGCCCCGTAGTGAAAACTCATCGCCTCGCTCGTCCTCGTCTCCTTACCGTCGAGTTGTGTGCTTCAACAACCGCCTCGAGTTGCTCCTCGTATTCCGCCGAAAACTCTGCGATTTGTCTACCCGTCAACGTGAGCACTTCGACCGTCTCTCGGCGTCTCGCCGAAGGACGACCGAAGAGCACCCAGATGTCCGACGACTTACGCGATGGCATGCCAGACGCCCTTGAAGAAGTTAGCAATCGCCGTGAGAATCCGAATCAGGATCGGGTTCTTTCCGGGCGGCGGTTGCGGCGGCGTATTCGGAACCACCGTGTAAGAAAACGGATCGGACTGCACCGATTCAGGAGACGCACCGTCCTGCTGCGTCTCAGTCAGGACATGCTGACCCAGAGCGTTGCTCGGCAAACTGAACTGCACCTCGACTCCGCCGTTGGAATTTGCTGTGACAGACGCCGGCACGGTGATCACGCCCGCGCCTCCGTCAACGTAGAGCCGATAGGTGTATCCCTGGGCGGTCGCGAGATCAGGTGCGGCGACGTCCCACTGGACCTTGCACTGCAGCGCGTCCTTCTGCTGGACTTGATTCGGCGCGCCCTGAGCAAAGACCACAGTCGAGCTGAGCAGGAATCCGAGGACGAAGGCGATGACTCCGAGTGTTCTGTTCTTCATTGTGGGCTCCTTCTTTGGGGAGATCAAATATCCATCTCGGCCCATGAGGCTGAGACGCGGCGCTTCGGTGGCTCGAGCGCCAGCTTGTTATAGGACGCGCTGCTTCCGTCTACTTGATCGTCGTGCTTGCCAGTCGGGAAGTTCGCCAGCTCGTTGAGATAGACATTCGTCCATCCAGCCTCGAGCACGTAGACGTTGCCGGCCTGCGCTTGCGAGCGGAACGGCTTGGCTCTGGTGACTTTGTCACCGGTGAGATGCGCGCCGCTGTAGACGTATCCGCGCATCCGCTTCGCTCGAGCGGCGATCACCGACTTGCCGGCGCTGCCGCCTTCTTGCTCTTCCACTTGCTCGCAGTCTCTGCCGTCGAGCTGAGCGGTCTGCGCCATCAAGTCGTCAACCTCTGCGGGCCCGAGCTGCACTCGCACCACATCGCAGACGTAGATGCGTCCGCTGCGCTGCCAGCTCGTCCGTCCGTTCTTGTCCGGCCGAAGCTCGAGCTCTTCGCCCAGCTTCACACCGACGGTCCAGTCTCCACCGCCTTCTGTGCTCGCGGTGTCCCAGCCTCTCACGAAGACCATGCGAGTCGGCAGCACACTCACTAGCTTGAACCAGTTGCGCTGAAAGAGCCCACCGCCCTCAGGCGCGGGCGTCTGCTGCAGCTGGCCGGCGACGCCGTATGGACCGAGGATAACTTTCAAGCGCTCGATCTTGTCTCTCGAGATCAGGTCAGGCGCGAGCAACTCATCTGCTTGCGTTCGCTGATCCCTCTTGTCGGCGCGCTTCGGATCGAACTCCATCGGGAAGCAGACGCCTTCACAGTCGCCTTGCTTCAAAAGGTATCCTGAAGGATCCTCTTCGTGCAACCGCTGCATCACCAACACCATCGTCACTCGCCGCGTGAGACCGCGAGTGGAGAGTGTCCGGTCGAGCCAGCGCTGCGCGGCCTCCCGCTCAACGGAGGACTCAGCCTGCCGCGGGGAGATTGGGTCATCGATCAGGATGTAGTCGGGATGCTCGCCGACGCCCGGTCCGCCCGTACTCGTCGCGATCCGCCAGCCGCCCTCTTCATTGTTGAAGCGCGTCTTGGTGTTCTGATCTTCGACGAGTGCCATCGGCCAGAGCTCTTGATACCAGGTGCTTGTCACCAGGTCGCGCATCCGAAGATTGTCTCGCAGAGAAAGCGTCTGTCCGTAGCTACCGCACAGGAATCGGCGAGTCGGCTTCATCGTCCAAATCCAGGCGGGCCACATGACCAAGATCAACAGCGACTTCATGGTGCCGGGCGGAACATTCACTACCCAGCGAGTCGCCTTTTCTTTCTGCCAATAGATGTCGTGTAGCAACTTGCAGAGCACACGGATGTGCCACGTCTCGACGAACTCTGTCTTGCCTTCGATGATCGGCCACGCCGCCTTGACGAAGGCAAGGAAGTCGTTCTTGTAGAGGTTGCGCTCGAGGTCGCGGTCAATGCTCACGCCCTCCTGCAACTCCGCAAGAATCTCCTCGTCTTCCGTCAAGGCGGCGAGAGCCTGGTTCACTTACTGACCCGCCCGATTCCGCGCGTCCGCCGCGTCGGCAGTCGCCTTCGCAGCCACGCCCTCGAGAATGGTGTTGAGCTCGGCGTCCGTGACGTCCGCGGGCAGCAAGCCCTTGACGACATCGACCACCGTCTTGCCGATGGCTTCCGCCGCGGCAAGCAGGTTGATCCACTGCTGAATGACGCTCGAGTTCACAGGCCACCTCCCTTGCTCGCATCGTAGACCGCCTGAGCAATCGCCACCGCTTTATTGATCGCGGCGATGACGTTGGCGGGGAGACCGACGGCACCGGCGGCCGCGGCCGTCTCCTTCACGACATTGAGAACGTCCTTCAACGTATCGGGCACCGACGTGCCAGGCTGAACGGTCTGAAGAACAGTCGCGGCGTGAGCGACTCGGTCGAACGCCGTCGCGAAAGCAAGCAGCACCTGCTTCTGCGCCGCGGCAGGAACAACTCCTGAGTTGCTCGTCTCGAGGACGTAGGCGGCATGCAGCGCGTCGTTGACATCGCGGAGCGTGTAGGTCGCCGCGGCCTTCGCCTGAAGCGCCGGCGGCACGTGGCGAGAGCACGCCGTGCCTCCGCCGATGGACAGACCGATCATCAAAGCAATCAAGAAAGTCTTCATGAGTCTCCTTTACTGGACGGTGGTGGGCTGAGCCGAGACGGGTGTATCCGTATCGTTGGGGAACTGTCTGTGTCGAAGGATCGCTTTGATCTCCTTCACTCGAGCCAGCAGACCAATCAACTCGGCCTTCTCTTCAGTCGTCAGCAGATCGAGATTGAGATCCGCCGTTGAGCTCGAGGTGATCTGGTGCTTGAGAGTCGGACCCATCTCAGTGCGGTCCAGCGTGATCTTCGCGGCCGCAATCACTGACCGCTGCTCGTCGGTGTCGCCGCTCGGGTAGCCGCAGGCTCCGCAGGTCTTCTCGAGGAACTGCTCGATGATACTGTGCAGCGCTTCGATAGCCGGCATGCGAGCGAGAGCCAGCGCCTGCTGCGCTTTGAACTTCGCGGCCGGCGTGTTACCGCCGTGCATCCCGCAGCGAGTGCGGCCGAGCTTGATCGGTCGGTTGCACGGGTCACCGTTGTATCGGCGTCCGCCGTTGTCTCCGCACGTCATAAGCGCGTCTATAATGCGCTCGGCTCACGCTTCTCGTCAATAGGATGCTCGAGTTCCAGCCCGATTGAGACTAACCCTAGAATGGCCGAGGTTCTAGAGCACTGAGCCCGAGGTTGTTCGGGAATGACAGCGATGACAGCGGCATGACAGCAAAGATGACAGCACTATTGAGTTTTCATTGAACGATGACGGCGAATGACGATGGTTCCTTTATTTTATAATCTTAGAAGAAGAAGAAGAAGAAATATAATAGGGCAATTTCGGCCCCGAAGTTTGCGACCCATCTGTCATCGTCACTGCCGTCATTTCGTCGTCATCGCCTTGAGCATTCAGGGTTTAGAGCGTGACAGCGCAGTCAAAAGGGCGGCCCAGGTTGTCACCTAAGCCGCCCAGAATCATGTCCTCGAGCCTTACTTGAGTCGTTCACACGTTTTCCCAATCGGTCTTCGTATTTAGATACCGATCGAACTCCTCACGAGTAGCATCCAGAGACAAGAAGTTCAACTCTCGCTTGTTCGCGTTCCTCATTCGAGTTGCTCCACTGATTTTCACCAAATGTTGACTGAACTGTGGAGGACTCTCCCGACGGTTCACGCCTTGGTTTTGCATCGCTGCCACATAGGCCAGAAACAGTTCATGCACCGGAACTTTAGTTTCCCATCCCTTATGGTGCGGAAGCAGTTTGCCGTCGGCTAGGCGATACATCCACCACTCGTCGACTGGCTTCATCGATCGGCGCTTGAGTTCTTCCCGCTTCTTAGATGCCGGCGGTGTTCTCAGGGCATCGTGATCGATAGTCCAATGATTCAGTAGAAAGTCCAAGAACGCCGCGCGTCCGATCGTTTCCAATTCTTCATAAAGCGGCTTGAAATACGCCGGCGAGTTGGCCTGCGAGTTCTTCACCTCGAGGACGGCGAATCGGCGATCATCGCGTTCCACACCCACGGGCCAGTCTTCGTTGGAGGCGAAGATAAAATGAAGCATGCTAACTTCTTCAGCGATGCTCAGATTCTTGCGATTGATGGACAACTTGTCGCCCGTAATAAAGCCCTTGATCTTCCCGTTGTCTTTCGGATCGCCGCCCCACGTCGCTTCGTCCATGAAGATCAGCGACTTGCCTGAGAGAACATCAGGAAAGTCGCCGAACACCGCTTGCCGACTTGGCGAGGAGTAATGTCTCGGATGAAACATGCGACCAAGGAGATCATTGGCGAAGAAACCCTTCCCGGTTCCCTGGCCGCCTTGGAGGACTAAGGCTGTCCAGCCGTGAGCGCCCGGTCGCTGAAGCAGATCAGCACACCAATTGAGCACCCAGAAGTAGAGTTCGAGGTCTCCGCCGCATAAGACATCTCTCAGATGTCTTTCGAGGAGCGGCCAGTCACCGGGCGTCGGCTTCACGGCGAAGCCCATCCAGCCGTTGAAGTCCGAGGCTTTGAGTTTGATGGGCGATCCCGGCGGCGCATAGACCAATTGCCCTTGCTTCCGTCCCTTCTTGTGGCGAATCCAGACATCAGAGAGCTGACGTTCCTTTGACCACGATCCGTCTTTCTTTTTCTTGCCCGGCAACGTGTCCTTGATCAGGAGTTTATGGAACGTGTCGAACTTGTAGAAGTCAATGCGCGCTTCATCTTCGAAGTCGGCGACGACGACTTCAGATGCGAGTTTGAGAATGCAGAAGCGCTTGTTGAGTTGCTCGATCGCGTCGTCTTCCTGAGCGATGTCCTCCCGGCCCAGCCACTTGTTGAGCCGGCGGACAATTTCGACGCCGTCAGTGAGCATTTCGCCGAGGCTCTTCCCACCAAGTGTGGGAAGTTCATCATCTCTCTCATACGTGGTGCGAGCTACATCGAGCCAGTCGTTGACATCGCCGCCGATAATCGCCATCACGGCGCGGCCGATCTCCCTCGCTTCATCTTTGGCGACACCGGCTTTCTTGAGGAATCCAGCGAGAGCCATCCTCGGTAAATGGCGATTGCCAGAACCTGGGAACCCTCGAGCAACCAACACGGCGATGGCGACGTTACGGACGCAACTCTCGAGCCAGTCCTTCGCAACCTCGGCGAGCTTGCCTTCGTGTTCCCACCCGATTCTCTCCCCGCTCGGGTGCACGCTAGGAGGCACCACCGTCTGCGTGGGCGTCCCCGTGTTCGTGAACCCGCGAAGCTCGAGGATCGTGTCGTTGGTGCCGCCTAGGCCGTGGTAAGGTTTGTGGGTGACGGGGTCGACACACCGATAAAATCGGTGTGATCGGAGTTTGCTCGGACGCCCAGAAATGCGATCAGTCGGTGGCAAAAGAATATCCGCCGCGACGATGGCTTCTTTGCAATCGAGGTCGACATCATAGATGCCCGCGCGTCCGAGGTGGACGCCGATGTTGGACTCGTCATCGAAGTCAGACGGCGAGAAGTCTTGGGATTCCCAACCGCTGATCCTCGGTCCCTTCTCTCCCTTCGGGATCGGAATCGGCGACCAGCCTTCATCCAAATACTTCTTGACCCAGAACCGAATGTCCATTACGACCGCCTCGGATAGGTTTCTTTGCAGGTGTGCGCCTGCGATGTTGGATCAGTCGACCTTGACAAGTCAAGGCTGATCAGGAAGCCGCAGCGACGGCAACGCAGCAGGCGTTCCCAATCGCGCTCGAGCAACTCTTTTGAGGTCAGCTCGCGTGGCAGTTTGGTGAAGGTCATACGTCCTCCTCCGGTCCACCGACCATCACGCAGACGGCGAGCAAGAGAAGAGCGAGCAGAAAGATCAGCGCGGCTTTCATTTGTCCTCCACGATGAGCGTGACGGTCATGCGTCGACCTGGTTCATGCCGCCTGAAGCCGAGTGGATCTGGATCGACCTCGATGACGTTCCGAACGACTTCCACTCGCGAGAGATGTTTGTCTTCAAGAAACGTCGCGAGAAGTTTCTTCATCTCGTCGCTGCGTTCTGTTAGAAGATCTTTCATGAGACCCTGCCTGTGCCGCCACATCGCGGACAAATGCAGTGCACGACGCGCTGAGCTTCGTTCCAACGAGACAGCGCCTGCCCTTCGGAAATACCTTTCATCCGGCCGTACTCACTGAACGGCGTCTGGCCCGTGATAACTTTCTTGCGGAACTGTTCGACCTCGAGGATGACTTGCTCGGCTTCTTCTTTCGTCATGCGCTCTCCTTCAGTTTGTGCAGCGAGTCAGCCTGTAAGACTGACGGCACGAAGCGATACAAGTCACCGACGATCCACTCATCGTCGCGCCACCGTCCGTGGTTGTGCAAGCACACCACGCAGCGGTTGAACTTGTCTAGATAACCTTCGCCGCACTCCTGAATATGCGGCACTCGGTTGAGCGGCAGGTTCCGGAGTATCATCGCCGCCCGATCGCTTCACTCAGCTTGATGATCAAACTG